GGTAAATTAATTAAAGCTGCTATTATTAAATATGGTGTAGATAATTTTATTAAAGAAATATTACAAATTTTTGATACTAATGATGAAGCCGCTAATTTAGAGAAAACATTAGTAACAAAACAAGCTATCAATACTAATATGTCTTATAACATGCATGAAGGTGGACACGGAGGATTTGCGCATTTAAATGATGGCAGTAAAGCACATAAAGAGCGATCAAAAAAAGGTGCAATAAACTCTACAGGTAAATTACATCCAAATTGGGGTAAATCTTCGTTTGCTAAAGATGATCCAAGAACTATTGAAATGTCTAAAAAAGCAAATGAAAATAGGAAAAAAAATGGTCTTACTAATGAGCATAAAGAAAAAATAAAAATTGCTTCAATAAAAAGAGAAGAGCAAAGAAGATTAACAGGTTATTATCAGAAAATGTCGGCTGATAATTATTAGAAAATATACAAAATAGCTATGGACTCGGCTCTCGGATGCCGACATCTCCACCAATTTATACGGGGATGAAAGGGATCGACATGGTATGGAGTATTTTTTTAGACATCGTGTGCAAACTACGTTAACGTAAGATAAAACTAAATGCAAAAAAAGCACATAATGACAATATTAATTATTCCGCAATGAAAATTGCTGCTTAAAAGATAAGTCTGGGGTATGAGTTCCACCCTATCAAATAACGGACTCACTTTTCCTTTTTGCCCAATATTCTTTTTTCTTTAAAGACATCTTTTTTCTAGCTTCTAAATTATGTAAAGGTTTTTGATTTTCTTCAAATTTTTTATTAGCCCACCATAATTTTTTCTTTATAGATATTTTTTCTTTAGTTTCTAATGTGTATTGTTGAACTTTTGTAAGCCCTCTATTCCAACCACCAATGGAAGATTTGCCTTTATTAGTTCCTTTGCCATTTCCACCTACAGAGTTTTTCTTTACATTATAATATCTAACAGTACCATTTTTAACATTTTCTGATAATAATAATTCATTATCTTTTATCATATCTAAATATTTTTGTTCACATTCACGTAAATCATTAGTATCACTATACGTATATTCTAATACTCTAAATTTAAATGTATGTGGTCTTAATTTATAAGCTCTTTTCATAGGTTTATTTGAACAAATGTATTTGTCTTCAACTTTACCATAATGACCGCCAATATAATATAATTTTGCTTTGGTATCATACCAAATGTAAATATAACCAGTATACGATGAGGGATAAATAATCATGCTGTGTTCTCTTTTGTTGAGCATAGAGTCAGTGGATATTACAAGTATCGCGACTGACAATCTATTTATACAATTTCATTGGTCACCTAGCTCAACTGGAAGAGCAAGAGATTTCTACTCTCTAGGTTAGGGGTTCGAGTCCCTTGGTGATCGCCAATTTCATGATGGAGAAAGCAAGTGGATAACAATTATTCTGTAATGGCTATTAAAAAAGCTGCTTTCGTAGATGAACTGAATAATGTGTTAAAAGTAAAATCTCCAGATCTAACAGAGATTATTGCATATCTTGAGGCTCGTATAAAAGAGCTCGACAATGCAATGAAAATCAAATAATTTTTGGGCGTGGGTGTTGGTACACAGGGAGTCCTTATAAGGCTTTCAGCGGCAGATTACCGTTCTCGACAGGGTTCAAATCCTTGCACGCCTACCAAACTATTGGACTGATAGCTCAACGGTAGAGCCGTCGCCTCATAAGCGATTGGTTACAGGTTCGAATCCTGTTCGGTCCACCAATTTTTTAATAATGGAGTATGCATATTGAGAGTACAATTTGATTCAAATAATTTCATCCATCAAATCAACGAGATATGCACAACCAAAAAAGTAGAGTATATAGATGCAGTAATAATGTGGTGTGAGAAAAATAATGTCGAGCTTGAGTTCATTGCTGGTGTTATCAAAAAAGAACCTACGATTAAGATGCGTATTCAAGCTGAAGCTGAGAATTTAAATTTCCTTAAAAGTGGTGCAAAATTACCTATATAGGAGCATTAGATGCCATACGTGAATGTTTGGGTTGATGAAGATGAGTTTGATCTTGATGACTATGATACTGATGATCTAATTGAAGAGCTTGAAAAGCGTGGGCATAGAGTATTAAAAAGCCCAGAAGGTTTAAGCGACATCCTATCAGGGCTTTACAGTGATTATATGACTTTAAGTAAAGAATCTTTTGAGAAAAAATTAAAGAAGTTTTTTAACGAAACACTAGACGTATATGTGAGATGATGTCAGCATTTGAAGTATATAAAGAGTACGTGTCACTAAAGAACCATTTCACCAATAGCTCTTATGATTATTTCCGTTATAATGGAAAATCAAGAACTTCCTCTAAAACATTTGAAAGCAGGAAAGATAAACTGTTTTTCATGAAGGTCGCTAAGCATCCTGATCCTAAGAATTTCATCCTTGCTAATCTATTAAAAGATGAAAAGCTATGGATCAAAGATATTGCATACGACGAAAACGCAAATAAGGTCTACCAAGATTGGACCAAACGTATCCAATCATTGACATATGTGGTCAAGGGTGATCTTAATAAGCTCCAGACAGACTTCAATTCAAATTTTATTGTGAAAAATAACTCACATCCTTATGTTGTGAAGTTATATCTGAGAAATGAGATCTGCCTGGAAACTCTAATTGTATTGACTGATCTTGTCAATTGCATATCATACTGGGATAAAAAACTCGAGTATGATCCTGTCTGGGAGCAGGTGTCTATAAAGATGAAGAAGTATAAACCATTCATACATTATGATAAAGCGAAAATGTCAAAAATAGTACTTGACTTTTACAGTGATGTGGCGTAATATAAATATAGTTGTGCGATTATACAGCACGATTAATACAATCAATACTATCAATATTATCAATACGGAGAATACATATGGTAAACTTTTCAGAACTAAAGAAGTCCTCTGGTAAGAATTCGCTAGAGAAATTGGCTGGCGAGCTCTCTAAGCTGAATGGCCAGCAGCAAGATAAGGGTGCAGACGATCGTTTCTGGTACCCTGCAGTAGACAAAGCTGGCAATGGCTATGCCGTTATCCGTTTCCTCCCACCTCCTCCTGATGAAGACGTCCCTTTCGTTCGCGTGTTCGAGCATGGTTTCCAAGGTCCAACTGGTACTTGGTACATCGAGAACTCTTTGACGACTATTGGTAAGCCAGATCCTGTTGGTGAATATAACACCAAGCTCTGGAACTCAGGCATTGAGTCTGATAAAGAGATTGCACGTAAGCAAAAGCGTAAGCTGAACTTTATCTCTAACGTCTATATCATTACTGATGAACAGAATCCTGAGAATGAAGGTAAGACTTTCCTTTTCCGTTACGGTAAGAAAATCTTTGATAAGCTGACTGAAGCAATGACTCCACAGTTCAAGGATGAAGAGCCACTCAACCCATTTGATTTCTGGGCTGGTGCAAACTTCAAGCTGAAGATCCGCAATCTTGATGGTTATCGTAATTATGATAAGTCAGAGTTTGCTACCCCAACTCCATTGTTCAATGATGATGATAAGATGGAAGCTCTATGGCGTAAGCAGAGCTCTTTGCAGGAGTTCATTGACCCTAAGAACTTCAAGTCTTATGATGAGCTCAAGGTCAAGCTTGATCGTGTGCTTGGGTTGATTGGTGGGACTGCTGCTAAGACCAGCAAGGCTGCTGATATTGATGAGGCTCCTTGGAACGAACCAAAGGCTGCTCCAGCTGCAGAGTTCAAGGCTACATCAGCACCTAAGTTTGATGAAGATGATGACGATGGTCTCGAGTTCTTCAACAAGCTAGCTAGCCGCAGTTAAGCAGCGCTGATTAAACCTTCAAAGTGCATAGCTAATTCGGCATGTGATGGTGCTACAAGACCAGCGTTTTTCGGATCGCTGGTTTTTGCATTTGAAGCTGTTGTTATATTTTTTTGTGGACCAGTAGTATTTTGTCCATATGTTCCAAACGGGACATCAGGCACTGTTACTGGTGCTTTTGGTGCTGGTGGGGTTGATGCTGCACCTAGGGCTGCTCCAGTTGTTGGTTCAGAAGGAATTTCAGCTGCCTGCTGCTTTACCATTTTGGTGAAATTACCTGCATTTTTTGCTCTTAATTCAGCCTGTGCAAATCTGTTAGCTGGTCTTTCCCATTCTGATGTCCACCATGAAGATGCTTCTTCTCCAGAACCAAATTTCTTATTGAGATAAAATCTTGTACCAGGTTCTGATAGGGCAAAATCAATCTGTTTCTTCCAGTTC